CTGATGCTATCGGTCTCACTGCCTCTGGAGTTGGACGAGTCTCTGTTACTCGACTTAACTAACTACACATGACTGCTACACTTGCAGCCCCTCAGTCCCGGACTAATCCCTGGGACTCTTATTTGAGCTGGGTAACCAGCACAAACAACCGTCTTTATATTGGTCACTTCGGGGTTCTCATGATCCCCTGCTTGTTGGCCGCTGCTACATGTTTTATCATTGCATTCATTGCGGCTCCCCCTGTCGATATTGATGGCATCCGAGAGCCCGTTGCTGGGAGTTTAATGTATGGAAACAACATCATATCGGGAGCCGTCGTTCCGAGCAGCAATGCCATCGGACTACACTTCTACCCAATTTGGGAAGCTAATTCACTTGATGAATGGCTCTACAACGGGGGTCCATTCCAACTTACAGTATTCCACTTCCTCATTGGCATCTATGCTTACATGGGACGAGAGTGGGAACTTAGCTATCGACTAGGAATGAGGCCCTGGATTTGTGTCGCATACTCAGCACCCGTTGCAGCAGCATCTGCAGTTTTCCTCATCTACCCGTTTGGCCAAGGTTCTTTTAGCGACGCGATGCCTTTGGGTATTTCAGGGACCTTCAACTATATGTTGGTGTTCCAAGCCGAACATAACATTCTCATGCACCCCTTCCACATGTTGGGTGTCGCTGGGGTTTTCGGTGGGTCGCTATTCAGTGCTATGCACGGTTCGCTTGTTACGTCCTCGCTTGTGCGTGAGACTACTGAAACGGAAAGTCAAAACTATGGCTACAAGTTTGGGCAGGAGGAAGAGACTTATAACATTGTAGCCGCTCATGGCTACTTTGGACGTTTGATCTTCCAATATGCATCCTTCAATAATTCTCGTAGCCTTCACTTCTTCCTTGCTGCTTGGCCTGTTGTTGGTATTTGGTTTGCTGCTTTGGGCGTTTCGACCATGGCTTTCAATCTTAATGGTTTCAACTTTAACCAATCTCTTCTCTCGTCTGACGGGAAAGTGATCAACACTTGGGCTGATATCCTTAACCGAGCTGGTCTTGGTTTTGAAGTGATGCATGAACGTAATGCTCACAACTTCCCACTTGACTTAGCTACATACACTGCACCTATCATTGGTTAATTATGGCTGCTGCTACTCCTTTTGATCCGAAGAACTCTTCGGTATCTGCTGTTCAATATGTCACTGCTACCGCTGGTTCTCCTGCGTTTGCTACGGCATATGGTGAGGCCAACCAAACCCTCACTGAGATGAGCCCTAAGGGCACTAAGGTACAAGCTGGTACGCTTGCTGCCTGGACTTAATTGGATTGGAGGCACCTCAGAGTAGGACCTCCTTTTCTTTGGCTTAGGCCGGTTACGACCGATACCCTTTGCCATGACAGTCGGAGAGACGACAACAAAATTGACTATAAAATTTTCTAGGATCCTAGAGAGACAACGCAAACAACTCTCTCTTAACTATTGTGGCTAACACTCTTGTAACTCCTGTAGGTCGGATTAATAATACTAGTTCGACCCCCCTTGCTCTTGGTACTGCTTATGATACCAAGTACGCAACCTATCTGAAACTGTTCTCTGGCGAGATGTTCAAAGCCTATGAAGGCGCGACGATCGCTAAGGGCACTGTGCAGAGCCGTACCCTGAAGAATGGTAAGGCGATGCAGTTCATCTTCACTGGTCGTATGGAAGCTTCCTACCACCAGCCTGGTGAACCGATCCTGGGTAGTGGCGATCCTCCGGTGGCCGAGAAGACCATCGTCTGTGATGACCTCCTCATCAGCTCTGCCTTCGTGTATGATCTCGATGAGACCCTGGCTCACTATAGCCTCCGTTCGGAGATTGCCAAGAAGATTGGTTATGCTCTGGCTGAAGCTTATGACAAAAAGATCTTCCGTCAGATCGCTAAGGCTGCTCGTGAAGCTCACCCCATCACTGCCGCTCCTGGTCCTGAGCCCGGCGGTTCTGTGATTCAACTTGGTGCTAACAAAGAGTATGATGCTCAAGCACTGGTTGATGCCTTCTTCGAGGCTGCTTCTATTCTCGATGAGAAGAATCTGCCTAAGCAAGGCCGCACTGCTGTGCTGTCCCCGCGTCAGTATTACGCACTTGTGTCTCAGGTTGATAGCAACATCCTCAACCGTGACTATGGTAACACCAACGGTAACCTGCAGTCTGGTGAAGGTCTGTATGAGATCGCTGGTATCTCTATCAAGCGTTCTAACAACCTGCCCTTCCTGGCTGGTAACGTGTCTTCCGTTAACGGTGAGAACAACGACTACTCCGGTAACTTCAGCACCCACTGTGGTCTGATCTACTACAAGGATGCTGCTGGTGTTGTGGAAGCTATTGCTCCCTCTGTGCAGACCACCTCTGGTGATGTCTCCGTGATGTATCAAGGTGACCTGATTGTGGGTCGTCTGGCCATGGGCTGCGGTACCCTGAACCCCGCTGCTGCTATTGAGCTGCAGTCGGCTCGCTCCTGATAAAGGAGACAGCTAATGGGATTCGCACCTGTTGACGGTGTTGGCGTCACTACTAGTGAAACTGCTTACATGCGTCCTCCTATTGAGCCTGGCCGTGAAGGTGGTACGGTTGTTACCGTAACCCGCCTTACTGCTGGTACTGGTCAAACTGCTGGTACCGGTAAGGCCACCACTGTTGATAACATTAACGGTTCTGGTTGTACTATTACTACTACCGTAACTGACGGTGCAGTAACCGGCCAGACAGTTGTTGCTGGTGGTGATGGCTATCGCGTTGGTGATGTGCTGTCTATTGCTGGCACCACTAGTGCAACCTTCCGTGTTGACACTGTTTCTTATACCAACTGAGGTACTATCTAATGGCTAATCTTTCTACTGCTGCTGGTGGTAACGGTGTGGCTGGCAATGTAAACTTTGCTACCCGCACTATCACTGGTGCATATGCTTCTACCTATGCTGATAACGGCAACCTGGCTGTCTCTGACAACCATGCTGTTCGTCGCTCGGTATCCCGCACCCATGGTGGTGCTACCGCTTCTGGCGTGTTCTCGGAGACTCAGTGTCTTCGTACTTCTTACTCTGGTGTTGAGTCGGATGTTCCGGCACTTGATGCCAGCCGTACTGCTGCCTAACTAGGTTTACTATGGGGGTCCTTCGGGATCCCTTTTTTTTAATTTTTCTATAACATCATTGTTATGCCGTATACCAATAACGCTCAGGCTGAGCTACAAGCTGTTAATGAAATTCTGGCGTCTATTGGTCAGGCGCCTGTTACCACCATCGAGGCACAGACCATCACATATGAAGATGGTACTACTGTCGAAGCTGTAATCAACCCGGAAGTTGCAATTACTTACGAGACCTTAATGCAAGTCTCTCGGGAGGTACAGGCTGAGGGGTGGACATTTAACCGAGAGGTTGAGTACCCACTTACTCCTGATACTAATGGCTATCTATCACTTACTGGTAGTATGCTACAAATTGATCTTAGCGATAACGTAGCTAATAGTAACTACGATACTGTCATTAGAAATGGCAGGCTTTACGATAAGATTGGACACACTGATGTATGGGATACAACTAAGACATACGATGTAGATGTTGTCTGGTATTATGACTTCGTTGATCTTCCTCAAGTCTTTAAGGACTACATTACATCACGAGCTGCTACACGTTGTGCTATTCGTCTTGTTGGTGATGTCAACCTAACTCAAGCCCTAGCATCATTTGAAACATGGCGTAGGTCTAACTGCCTTGAGTATGAATGCAATGAAGGCGACTACACTATGTTTGGTTTCAAACAAGGTGATGGATTCTACAGCAGCTACAAACCATTCAAGGCTCTTGCACGATGACAGCAATCTCTCAACGTATACCTAATTTCATTGGTGGTGTGTCCCAACAGGCTGATGAGAAGATGCTGTTGGGTCAAGTTAAAGATGCGCTTAACTGCTACCCTGATATTACCCTTGGCTTGCTTAAGCGTCCTGGTGGTAAGTTCCTTGGTAGACTAGCAAGTATAACTGCTAACACAGCTAATACAGCTGCATGGTTTAGTATGTTTAGGGATAACCAAGAGAAGTATATTGCTACTATATCTTCTGCTGGTGTACCTAGGGTATGGAATCTACTGACTGGATTAGCTGGCACTATAACTTACCCGACTGGTAAGCAAGCATCTATTGAAAGCTACCTAACTGCTACTGACTATCGTAGTATCAAAACTCTCACTATTAACGACTTCACCTATATCGTCAACAGCGAGAAGATTGTCACTGCTAAAACAGCTCCAACATGGAATGCTAAGCGTCAGGCAACCCTTATTGTTACTGCTGTTGACCATGACAATACTTACTCTGTAACCATTAACAGTACAACTTTTACCTATACATCGCCTAGTTCTAACTCCGGTAACCTTGTTATCGGTACAGTGATGACTGGTATCTCCAATGCTATTACTAGTGGCTTTGCTACTAAGACTATCATTGATAATACTATCTACCTTACCTTTAACTCTGATACTAATGTATCCGCCTCTGGTGGTCCTGATGGTAAGTACATCAGAGCATTTCAGGATTCAATCAATACATTTTCGAGCCTTCCTGAGCAGGCTAAGCACAACCAAGTTGTTAAAATTAACAATACCACAGCTAGTCAAGATGACTTCTACTTGAAGTTTGTCGCTGATGATGGGGATAAAGGTAAAGGTTATTGGGAAGAGACTATTGCGCCTAATGTAAGTACCGGCATCAATGAGAATACAATGCCTGTTGCATTGATTCGTACTAGCCTTAGCCCTCTTACCTTTAGGGCTACCTTTCTGGATGGTTCAGAAACAATCAATGGGCTTCCTCTGTTGTGGGAACCACGATTGGTAGGTGATAATGACTCCAACAGCCATCCATCTTTTGTTGATAATACAATCCAAGATATCTTCCTGTTTAACAATAGGCTTGGATTCCTGACCGAAGATAATGTCTCCATGTCTCAAGCCGGAGACTACTACAACTTCTACCACAAGTCTGCAACTACGATTACTGCAGCTGATCCTATTGACCTTAGCTGTGCCAGCATTAAACCTGCTATTGTTCGTTCAGTTGTACCAATCACTCAGGGTCTTCTGTTGTTTAGTGATAGCCAACAGTTCCTGATGGAAGCAGAGAATGGTGCATGGACACCAGCTAACTGCACGATCAGCACTATTGCTAACTACGAATGTGATCGCTATCTAAAGCCTATTGACCTTGGCTCTACTGTGTTGTATGCCAGTCGTAACCAGAGCTGGTCTAGGGTCTTTGAGATCTTCACTAGGGGTCAAAGAGAAACACCTACTGTTACTGAGACCACAAAGATCGTTCCTGAGTGGGTACCACAAGACATCACAGACTCCGTAGGAAGTGCCCAGAACGGCCTGTGGGCAGCCTCTGGTAGAGCCTATAGTACTTTGTACCTGTACAAGTTCTTTGAGCAGGGAGACGAACGTCCTATGGCTGCATGGGTGAAGTGGACGCTACCTTCTAACATTATCCATACAGCTGTTCAGAATGATGTTCTCTTTGTACTTACCAGTGGTACTGAGGGGTACACTGTAACTCAACATAAGCTGGTACTAGCACCTAGTACTGGTGGTCTTATCAATAGCCTTGGAAACACTGTTGATCCTTACTTGGATTCATGGTGTGAGGTAACTGATGCTGCTATGGTATCCCCTACGCCTCCTACTGCTCCAAGCTATAGTAACACTACTTCTGTTACTAAGGTATACTTACCTACTTACTTTAATACCACCAAGGTAATCAAGTTTGTGGTAGGTCTACTTAAGGTTGGCAGCCCAGGCACACAATCTGGTTATACTAACGTAGCCACATTAGCTACTGATGGTGGTGGTACATACTTCACTATTCCTGGTGATGTTACAGGTAACTATATCTATGTTGGCTATGAATACAACATGGAGATTACTCTGCCTAGATACTACTACTCGATGGGTCAATCAGGTGTTGACTTTACTGCTGTTACCACAACATCACGTATGGCATTCTATACAGGATTAGGTGGTGATATTTACTTTAGTATCAGAGATCGTAGTAGACCTGAATGGTCCAGTATTGGTGGTGCTCAGATAGCTGATTTCTATACAGCTAATACCTCACCATTCCGTGATACTTATGTCTATAAAGTTCCCATTTATCAACGGCCAGACAACTATACAATGAAAGTAACTTCAAATACTCCATTCCCTGTTAGTCTTGTGGCTATGCAATGGGAAGGGCAATACTCACCTGGCTTCTATAGGAGGTCCTAATTATGATCGAAGCAATACTTGGAATAGGCAGTGCAATCTTTGGTGGTCTGGCTGGTCAAGCTGAAGCTGATGCACAAAATGCAGCCATTGAAAGGCAACATAAATACAATATGCAGTCATGGAGGTACGGCAAGAAAAGTACCAAAGCTGACTACAGGCATAGTGTAAAACAGTGGCGCCTTAATGAACAGAATGAAGAGACACTAGCTGCTTTTAAAGATGCTACTAATCTTCAAGATTGGCAGTACAACTTAAAGATTCAGGACTTTGAGTACGCTTCTCAGATGAAGCAATACGCTAAGTCTGAACAGATCTTTAAGCAACAGCTCACCTTCAATAAAATGGCACAAGCTGCCGCTAATGAAGCTGAGTACCGCAAGCTAGAAGATACCACCAAAGAGCTAGCATTTCAAAATCAAGATATTGTTATTAAAGCACTCCAGTCTGAAGGTGCTGCTGCTGTTAGA